ACTAAAAATAAAACAATTATAAACTTTTAACAATCCCTTAACGGGACACTAGTGATTGAATATATAAAGAAATGAAGAGGATTTTTGTTGCAATAATTACGGCATTTTGTTTTTCTGCGTGTGCACATGCCCAGGAAACGCCGCATTTGGTCATTGACGAGAGTGTTTCCGGAACGTCGACGCTAGTGACCAGCTACGTAGAGTGCAAAGCCACACAGGATGATGAACCGAACCTTCTTATAGGTTTTTCGTTCGTCCGGCCTTTGGGTATGCCTGCACGCTTGTTTATTAATGTAATGTATCGCAAGACGCGCGCAGACGCGGCGATTATTACAGGAGGACGATGTCTTATTACGAAGATGAGCGGAAAAACCATCATCTTGAAACAGCTTCCGAACTCCGTCGGGGAATCAGAGGACTTCTTCGATGAAGACGATAAATTGAGCTCATATCTGTACGCAAGCTATATCTGTCATGACATGGCCGGGCTGTTCGACGGAACTGACCCTGCAAAGGCGATATGCTTCGGAGCTCTTCCTCATATATATAAAGCGGAATATTCAGAAGAAATCAATCCATTGAATACGGCCATCGTGCAGGCGATACATCCAATCTTCACGGAGCTAGAAAAACGCGACATGTACATTGCCGAGGAGTGGATGGAAATCTATTAGATGTTTTCCGCAGACTTCTGGTAGAATGCCGGCTTCCGACTCTTCCGTATCGGGAAGTTGTCGTTTTTTGACAATTAATTGAAAAATTTTGCAGTTTTTCTGCATTATTTTGAATTACCTATTGTTTTATTCAAATTAAAGCCGTATATTTGTACCAGTTAATAAAAACAAACAATATTATGGAAAAGAGATTATACAGAACTTATGACGAGGCGCTCAATGCCGCAAAAGCTTACGCTAAAGAGAACAACGCCTACGTGGCAGATAGGATGGTATCAGAAGACGACAGGAGCCTGATGGATGCCGACAGGTTTGGTTTCGAGCCGAACTTCACCTTCAGCGGAGAGACGGCAGCCTTCAATATCATCGACAACGATACCTACGAAGACATCGCTCATTTCGCCTATTGGGAATAATGGCAGGCAAGTCCAACACGCATGGCGGCGCACGGCTTGGTGCCGGCCGTCATGCAATAGAAAACAAGCGCGTGACGTTCAACGCGATGATTGCCCCTGAGACATTCGCTGCAATCGTGGAGCAGTCAGAACAGCTGGGGCTTTCGCGCGGAAAGGTCATTGACCTCGCGATAGCGACGCTTACGGAAGTTTGCGAGAATGACGACGCCTAGCGGCATTTATCTTTTTGGGTGCTCGACCAGTCGAAAAGGTCGAGCACCTTTTCGTTTGCCCTCCACATGACTTCCCAGTCCTTTGCGATGTAGATGTCCGTAATGCTCATATTCTTGTCTATGTGACAGAGACAGTCATTGATGACCGCCTTGTCCACACCGGCGGAGTACGCCAGCGTCGCCCAGGTGTGGCGCGCGGAGTAGAACGTCAGAGGCTCGGTTATTCCCATGATCTTGCATGCCCGGCGCAGACCGACTGACAGCTCGGCGGTGAAAGTGTTGGCAGTCATTGTCTTGTACACCCGCAAGGCACGCTTCCCTGTCGGATCTACCCAGCTGTCGAACAACGGACGGATGCGCTTGTCTATCTTGACGTGCATTTCAGCGCGGTCGTCTCTTCTTCCTTTTGTTTTCGTCCTGTTATATATTAGTATATCGCCCTTGGGCGGCAGGCAGCCGTGCAGGTCGACGGCGTTCATGCCCATCAATCCGAACGACAGCACGAACATGTCGGCAGCTTTTTTGTCAATCTCGTTAGTTAGCATCCCGCGTTTGTCTATGATCGTCTGAATTGTGTCTTTGCTGACGTTCCTGTGCGGTGCCGGCCTTGTTCGTGCCGGATGGAAATATGCGAACGGGTTTCGAATCTTGACGTCTCCTGTTTCCTCGTTATTGTAACGAAGACGTGCCTGTGCATGTATGTGTCCGATGCAGGAAGGGTATGCGCCTGTGCATCTTGCGCCTGCTCCATATTTTGCGACAAGCCAGGACTCGAAGTTCCGCATGAACGAGGACGTGATCTCGGAAATGTCCATGCTGTTCTTCCCTGTAAAAGTCCGCAGTGCAGTCATTGCATTACGATAAAAATAACGCGTGTTCTCGGCAGTCTTGCCGGCAATGATTTCGTCGGCGAAGCGGTAGAAGTCCAACCGGAACACTTCGTCCTGCTCCTTGCCGATGAACTGAACTATCTCGTCGATGGACATCTGCGAGGCTGCGAACGTGTCGATGCGCGAGGCCGCTGCACGCATCTTGGCAATCAGAAGGTCCGTTTTGTCCAGCACGGCGCGGTCGCGTATGTTTCCGGAGCGAGTGAGCTGCGATTCCGTGACGGCGATATTCGTCGAGATGTACTTGACCTTCCTGTTTGCCGTCACCCTTATCCTGATAGTCTGCGTGCCGTCAGCCTTCCGGAAGCCGGAAACGACAGCCTTAAAAGTAATTGACCCCATAACTTGTGTTGTAAACTATTTGTAAACAAATTATGGGCAAATGTAGGAATTTTTCTCTAACAAATAAAAACGGCTATTTAGCAGATTGTTGCTAAATAGCCGTTTAATGCACTTCCATTACGCAATTCCGTTGTATGTAGTATGTACATTATACTATTAGTATTGTAATTAAGTGAATGTCAGGCAAGTATCTCACGCGAAAATTTCTGCGTTGTTAAACTATTTGTAAACATTTGTAAAAATTCGAAAAAAATCCATGTTTCCCAGCCGTCTCAAATCGGGAGCAAAGATATGTGATTTGTCCGATACTTTCGGCTAGACGTCAAAATATTTTCTTACGGAGAACATCTTGTCCTTGTCCTCCAGTTTAGCCTGGGCGAGTTCCGCGCAGACGCGGGCTTCCTGCTCCGTACTTGCATAGTTCCGAAGCACGCCCCAGTCGTCCGACCATATCATATTCAGGACAGCGAAGAAAGCCCATCGGTTGTATTCGCCGTCTTCCTCGAAGCGGATGTTGAGATTCTGGAGAACCTGGAACGCTTCATCAGGATCCTGCCAGTGCGCGCCTCTGGAGCCGTCGAAATTGACGAACTTCCGGACAATGTCTTCAGCCTCATCCTCTGACAGATATTCTCGATATCTGACGAAGTCCTCGCATTCATCAGCGATGGCGCTTGCCGATTCCGCATCCATCGTTTCGATGAGCTTCAGGATGATTGCCTGTCCTGTTTCAGTGTCTATTCTTTCGCGGAGGAGATCCATGAACCTGCCCGCAATTATATTCGTGTCCATAATCTTGCTAATTTAGAATTGTTACATTTTGGTCGGCTGGTTCACTAGCCTTGAAAGCATGTCCTTGAGTTCGCCCATCGTCGCTTCAATCTTGCCGAAGCGCTGCTCCGTCTCCTGCTTTTCCCGGAAGGCCGGGTTCAGTTCCGCCAGCAGCGATGTTGATTTTTCCAGAATCCGCTTCTGCTGCTCGACCGAAGCGATAGCCTGTTCTGCTGCCGCTTTCATTGACTCAACTTCTCCGGCGAGTCCTTGCCTGTCAACCGATAGGACGAGATTGCCGGCATACGTGACCGACAGGCTTTCAGGTATGACATAATTTGCCGTCTTTCCGTCTGCCTCTATTGAGACATCCACGACCATTCCCGACTTCCCTGCAGCCGGGTTCATCTCCATCCGCGGGAATCCTGCTGATACGACCTTGCCTTGTATAAGTGTCAAATCCTGCTTGTCGAGAATATATACGGGATAATTTTGTTTCAAGTCCTTGAAGTACATACGCAATTAAATTATGAGCGGAGGACTTTGCCGTCCTCCACTCTGTGAAACTTCAGGCTCTTAGGCCGTTGTTGCCGCAGGCTTGAGAGCCGCAATGAGTTCAGCATTCTGCTTCTGCTGCGAGAGCTCGAGACGTGCGTCATTGTACCTCTGCTGGAGGTCAGCGTGCCAGTGACAGTTAAGGGTGTCGATGATCCTCTGAGTGTTGTCCTGACCTGCTCGCACGATGTCGCACTTGTCCTGCTGCATCTGGAAGCCGATGCCGGAGAAGCCACGCTCCACGCTCCTGTTCACGAAGTCAAGTCCTGTCTGGATCTTGTACTCGATATCCTTCTGGCCGAGCTGGTTCTCATAGCCCATTCGGATGATGTTCTGCTGGGTGTTGCAGCAGCAGTCCTTGATCGCCTGGATGACGTTGCAGTCGCCCATGTTGACCGCGTTGATGACGCGCTCGGCCGAAAAGCCGACCTGTCCGCCTACCTGCTCGATAGCCGAGCGGAGTGCGCAGATTCCGCCCTGCAACTGGTTGAAGTCGCAGTTGAGACTTGCCGCAAGTGTGGAGATTGCATTGTCATTGCCCTTGATTGCCGACATCAGAAGGTCGCTGTTGTGGTTGTCGGCCACTTGATTGCGGAGAGCGTCAATCTGTCCTTGTATTTCAGCGCCCTGGAGACCTCTATTTCCGAAGCCTAATCCGTTACCGCCGAAAAGCGCCAGGAAGATGAGATACATCCAAGGATTGTTCATCCAGTTGTTTGCTCCGCCATTCATGGCTGCCATTAGAGCCATCGGATCAGTGTCTTTTCTTCCAAGCATTGCCGCTGCGAGGATGTCATTGCTGCCTCTATCACAACAATAGATTTTGTCTACCATTTCTGACATAATGTGTTGGTATTAGTGTTATCCGCCTCTTTTGCCTTCAGCGGTCTTGGCACGTGTACATCGTGCTACAAACATATTACTATCTTTGTTGATATTCAGGCAGTTAGCTCCTTGTTTAGTGTCTATTGCTTCCGCGTTGTTTCTCTTTTTACGCCATCCACTTAGCGGCAAGCTTCTGGTATACCAGACGCAGCCCCGACGAGTTCGCAAGCCTCGTTTCGAAGCCCGATATTGCGCTTCTGACTGCACGTTGCGTCAACCCCATCCTTTCGGCTATCATTGCAGGATAGAAGCCGTTCCCGAGAAGCAGGAAGATGACAAGATAACGCGCGTCCACGACCTCCTCTTTGCGTTCTGAAGACAATATCCGGTCACTGTCTATTTCCACCTCCGAGGAGACGTCTGAAAGAATTGCTGCGAAAATTTCCGATTTTCTCATACATTTGTAAAATTTTTTGTTTAACTTTCGCCTCAGCCACTGAAGAAAAACCACAAAGCCCACAACAATCAACTGAGGCATTTAGCCCCCGTTTGCTGTTGTGGGTTTTTTCTTTAGTTGGCGCTAAAATAAATCTTGCAAACGCAAGTCGGGGGCTTTTTTTGCCCTTATAGTGTCTATCTGCGCAATATTAAGGCTAAAATGCGCGCCTTATTCTTCCAAACTATCCAACACGCCATAACGGCCAATAAAGCCCAGAATCCGCGCATCTTAAACCGCTGCCAAGCCGTCAGTTGTTTCTCAACCTTGACCACGCGCTCCTTGTCGACATAGACTGAATCAACTTTGTAACGATAGATAGTGTCGCGCAGAAACTTATACCTGTCGCGGTATCTCTCGACATACTTGTAAATCGTGTCGCCTTTCTCCTTGACGAACACAGAATCGCGCTTGTAGACCGAATCTACCTGCACCTTGCTGACGTAGGTAGTATCGCGCACGTAGATAGTTTGCGTCTGCACTCTTGTTGCTCCGCACGAGCAGAGCAACAAAAAAACAAGGCCTAATAATATTATTCGTTTCATTCCTATACTACAATTAGACTACAATACTATTTTTCGCCCTTTGGTAAATCGCCCACCTGTCCTCTAGTCCGTTCAGTCCGCCGTTCACGCACTTGGTGATTGCCCCGAAGATCTTGCGCTCTCCTGCTCCCGATAGTCTGTCCGCCAATGCGTTCAGGCCCCTCGCCTTCCACCACAGGGCGGCGGAGCGGCAGGCGTCCAGCGGCATGAGAAGCGCGTCAGGCCAGACCGTCAAGTCCTTCCCCATCAGGGCCGACATCGCCACGTAGTTGTCTCTGCCTGTTATCTGAATCAGGCCGCGGCCTCTGAACTTCCAGCCGTCTCCGCTCTCCTCGCTTCCGTTACCCATGCGGTTAGCATAGACGCGGTTGGCTATCCTCTCCGGATGATGCGCGTATGAGCTGGCCTCCTGCGGAGTGCGGAAATACTTGGGAAAGACCTTCCGCAATGCCTGCGCGGAGTCGTTCAGGTTCTCCTCGATTCGGTTCATTTGTGCGGATTCGTGCCCCACCTGTGCAAGGAAGGCACACGCCCTTGCAGCCGTGTCGATGCCGCATTCCTGCATGGCTTGGTGCAGAGCTTCGCAATATCTTGCAATGCTCTTCGACTGCGGATATATCTTCCGCAATGTGTCACTTGTTATCTCCATAACTTACTAATTTTTCCCGATGCCGTGCTTCGGCTGTTCCTTGATCATCTCGATAATCCTTTGAGCCTTTTCGCTGTCCACGCACGAGATTATCTCCTGAACAGCATCTACCACTCTGCCAGCCGCGCTCTGCTTTTTCTTGGAGTTTTCGATGACGGAGCGGCCCTCGATAAGAAGTACGCCCAGCGTCGCTAAAATCGCGCAGTAGGGCAGGTTATACCACGCAAACACAGCGCCCAAGATGTCAATGAGCAGGAAGAAGTACACTATCCGCAGATAGTCGATAATCTTCTTAACAGTCTTACGCAAACCGTGGCTCATAATCTTTTCCTTGTTCGCTTTTGCCGCGTCTATGCCGGCCCACATGTCAATCAACGCAGCCGCGCAGACGAGCACGCAGAGCATGAAGGCTATCATAATCCCCCTGCACATTCCGTCAGGGAGATTAAGTGTTGTGATAATATCGTCCATCTTATCCCTCGTTGTCCTCTACCTCCTTATACCACTTCGCGCTCTTTGCCTTCACGATTACTTCAGCGAACACGTCGCCGTTGCGCGTGTCAATTATTCCGTTGGGTGAGGAGAGCCTGACATAGCCCTCCCTCACTCCTTCAATGTTCATCCTGTTCATAATTATTCCGTTGTTTCGTTGGTTACTTCCGTTGCATTTGCTTCAAGCGCTGCGACCTTGCCAGCAAGTTCGTTGATTGCCGAAACGAGGTCACTCTTGCTTGCTGTGTTCAGGCTCGACAATGTGCCGATGTTCGCCTTGTTCGCCTTGATGGTGTTGTATGCGTCGATAGGATATACAATGTCCGCACGCAGAGGCGTGGATGTCTTGCCTTCGGTGATTATTGCCTCCTCCGTTCCGCCTTCCGACACCTGCTCCGTGAGGTTCAGTTCGTCGTAGGCTGTCTCTTCCGGCGTGGCAAGAACATAATACAATATTACTCCGCTCATTGCCGCTGCAAAAGCCTCTGGAGTATCATATCGAGAATCAATCACCCAAAGTTCCACACCGATAAAGTAGCCTTTATAGCCTATAACCCTGTCGATGCTTTCACTTTCTTGTATTTGTGAAGGATACCTATTCTCTGTTGTATAACAAGACGTTACAACATACGAGTTCGCGCTTCTATTAGGTATTGCTTCTTTAGTATGATAGTATGTTTTGCCATTTGCCGAAGTCTTGCCCCAATTACAAGTTCCAAGGTCAATTTCCCCAACCCTCTTTACCGCCTTCGTCGGCGTAATCTCGTCATACGCTGAACCAGCAGACTTCAGCCCGTCAGGGAAGTACTTCTTCAGGGTTTCGCTCCACTTTCGGAGCCTTTCTGTATAAGGTTCATAATTCCCGTTAAATGAAACGTCGGAAACATTGATGCATACATCGTGGTTATATGTAGTTCCGTACGAAGGTCGTAAAACAAATCGAATATAACTTGTACCTTTTGGCAGCTCTAATTCCCCAGAGTTAGCATATTGCTTTACGCCATTATATGTCTTATCCTTTTTATAAAATAGAACTTTGTCAAAACTAATATCCGTTTTTTTACTCCCGTTGAACAGGTAAATCTTATTCTCGGAAAGAATTGGCACATACGAACTTCTGATTGTCAAATCAGATGCAACTTCCTCTCCTGTCGAGTTGTTCAAATTACCTACGGAAAACTTTTCATCCCAGAGATTCTTTCCTGTGGTCTTGATTCCCTCTGCGAATGACGACACGATTTCTCCCTCGTTGTAAGGGATATCAGGAACGTCGTCAATGCTTGAATATCCGAGGCGCTTTGCGAAGTCGTCGGGTGTCGTTGGCTCGTTGCCGCTGCCGAACATCTGGGTAAGGTCGATGAACTGGGGAAATAATTTAACATTATTGAGAGTTTGTCCTTCGTTTATATACAGCATCACTTGATACTTGGTTTGACAAACGTTTATAACGCCATTGCCATCAAGGTCAGCATTGACAGGCCCGTCAAAGTAATATGTCTCTCTCGTGCCGGTCATTTTCCCTCGTTGAAAATAACGATGTCCTATAATTTCATTTTCATACCAGAAGAAGACAAACGATATTTGAGAGTCAGATGTTCCGTTAAATAAATAATACTCACCATTATTCATTCTTGTCATCGTTACACCTCCCAGTGTGACTGTGTCTTGATTATATCTCGCCAACTGATTCTTCACCACGCTGTACCCCTTTATCCTCTTGATGCTCGCGCTTCCGTCCTCAATCTGGTTATCTCCTCCTGCCCTGCGAGACATGATGACCTCCTCGGTGGCGTCTCCCTTTGACGTGAGGTTGTCAGCAGTGCCGACACGCATTGATTCGTAGTAGCCGTCTGCGAATGACTTGAGGTCGACCTTCTTCCGCAGGTTGTTGATTTGTGTTGCGATGGAAGCCTTCGTTCCGTAGCGGCGGACAAGCAGTGTCGCAGCCTCCGGCACGTCGGCACGATAGCAGACGAGCACGTCGGAGTAAGCATCCATCGCCTCGAAGCAGACGTATCCGCTCGTAGGGATGTCGGTGCTCATTGCCGAGAACAGCGGCACATATTCAGTCCTTTCAGTGCCGGATGTCGTCGTTGTCTTGATTCTCGCGACGAAGAGAGCCACACCCAGCTTCATCTTGTCTGCTCCACCCATGTACAGCTCGTAGGTGTTGCCTACCACCACGGCACCGATAGCCGCGATGTTGAAGTCCGCGTCGTCCACGAACTCGCCGTCAGCGTTGATATACTTGCCTGTCGTCTCCGCAGTCATAGCCACTGACGGAAGCTCCGCGTACTGACCGAGGTCACGCTCAAGTGCAGCGACGCCGGAGGACACTTCTTTAGCCTCCGCTGTTGCGTCGGTGGCGTTCTTGGTTGCCGTCTCTGATTCATTCTTCAGGCGTGCGAACTCTGTCACACGTGCTGATTCGGCGGCTACCCTTCCTTTTTCCGCTTCCACGCGGCCAGCCTCTGCCGATGTCCTTTCGCTCTCGTTATTCTTCCGCTGCTCCTCGTTTGCCGCTCTTGTCGCTTCAGCATTTGCTCTTGTCGCTTCAGCATTTGCTCTTTCGCTTTCCGCCTTCACCCTTACAGATTCCGCATTGAAACGTCCAGTTTCGGCGGTCACACGAGACTGCTCGTCGGCGGCTCTCTGGACCTCTGCTTCCGCCCTTTTGGCTTCCGCATCGGCGCGTTTGACCTCTGCCGAAACTCTTGCCTTCTCCGCGTCCGCACGTGCCAGCTCCGCCTCTTTGCGTGCGTTTTCGGCATTGACTCGCTGCTCTTCTGCCTCTGCGATGCTAGTGTTCGTCGCTCCTGCCGCCTGTGCTGCCGCATTGGCCTTTTCCGCAGCATCGTTGGCTGCTTTCGCTTTCGCATCCGCATTGCCGGCGGACCTGTCAGCTGCCGCTGCCGCATCGGTGGCCGCTTTCGTTGCAGCCTCAATCTTGGCAATAGCCTCGGACATTGAGTAGAAGCGCATAGTGCCGTCAATGTCCAGGACGACCTCTCCAGTGTCGGCATCCGCTTCTTCCGTAGTCCTGACGATCTCGAATGCCGGAACGTCCAGCGACGAAGAGAATGCCTTGCCGTCCGCGAACTCGACTATCACGCGGAAAGGTCCTGTGTAGTTCTGGTCTTTCGCCGCGTAGGTGCAGCGCAGCGTCTGCCCTTCAGCCTTGTAGGCCATTTCCGCCACAGGCTGGCCCTGGACGTCCGAGAAGGCGTACACGTGACGGATGTCGCCATCGCTCCATGTCACCGGCTTGCCGGATATGTTGACCGACAGTGCGGTTATAACGTCCGTGCCGATTCGTATTTTCTTTAATGCTGTCATGATTATGATAATTAATTAGTTAGTAGTCACTTCTGAAATGGTGGCCGTACCTCCGGCCGCCGCTATCGCTTTTTGGATGCTCTGTGCTTCAGCATGCGTGTAATTATTGCCTACCAGTGAAGGCGCATTGTCCGCAATTGTCTTCGCATCCTTTACGGTAATGCCAGCGCTATCGACCAGGGCATGTATGACTTGCATCTTGTTCGGTCCAACATCCTCCAGCGTCACGGACCACACTCCGCCCACTTCCGGTGCATCCTCGCTCCAGATGTCGTCGTACTGCTCGAACTCGTGGAGACGCACTCCGGACATGATGCCCGAAACGAAGTCATACGTGCCGCCCTGCAACAGGAATTTATGCCCCTTGTATCTGACGATCGCGTTGTAGTTCCATAGTCCTGCCTGCGAAGGCATGCAGTCACCCTCCAGCATCTGCATCGGCTCGCGGTGATATTGGAGGATCTGCTTGTGAAGGAATACCGGAAACGGAGAAGTCACGCCATCCCATGTGACGCGATACAGGACAGGCGCGACGAGCCCGTCGCTGTTCGCATAATACACGGCGTTGCCGTAGTTCTGCGACGTCTGCCAAACCACGTCACGGCTCAGGAACCCTATGTCCGGAGAGCGCGTTTCCGTCACGTTGTAATTGTCGTTGTTGATGGTCGTGGTCGTGTCAGACTCCAGCTTGCCGACTGCTTCAGCCTTCAGGGAAATGCCGGTGACAGCCATGTATATTCCGCAGCCTTGCGGCGTCAATAACACGTTCGGATCTCCGACGTCGAAGTATATCTCCGACAGGACAATACGAAGGCGGCCGGGCGTGCGCATCAGCGTCTGCCCGATGAGGGTGGACGAATTCTTGAGATTGAAAGATATGGAGCCGGCATTCTGATTTTCGTTATATTCAAGAATCTTGCTGCCCTGCTGCCAGCTCGTTTCTGTCTTGTAATATTCAGTGCCGTCCAAAGTCGTGAATATCAGCGCATACTTGAGCGACGACAAGTGCGGTGTGAATTCTTTTCTTTGCGTCGTTCCACCGCTTCCTCCAGTCGTAGAATGTGTCAGCAGCTCATATTCAGGTTGTCGCCCACTTCGATGTGCATATATCGCAGGACTTTCTGCGAATTGCAGCTCCAGCGTGCCGTTCATGCCCGCCAGCAATGTGTCGATATTGTAGACGAACACTTTTGACGCGGTTTTTTCGTTGGCGGCCAATAGCGCTACGTGATCAAGGTCCAACTCGGATGATGTCCTGCCACTCAAAGGTCCGAAGCCGTTTCCTGTCTGCCAGCCTTTAGCGGCAGTATTGGTGTTCCGAGTAACGGCACCCGTTATCTGCGCGTATGTCGCCGGATGCTCCTGAATCATTACGGAGATGTTGGTCGTGTATGTGTCAGTAGCTGCTGCCAATGACAGGCCGTCAGCTGCGTCATATTGCGCCTCTTCTTTGAAGTCATACTTCACATTCTCGACTATCCGCTTATACGCCGGCTTGTATGTGCGGGTACCGCCGCCGAGGAAAACGACATCCTGCACGTCCGTGCTCTGCTGCGTCGGATTCCCCAGCCACGGCAAGTAACGCAGATGGCTCACAACGTACTGGTTGTTCCCTGTGTAACGGAGGAACAGGCCCAACGAGGACAATACCGATTCCACGACATCGTACCAGTTTTTGCCTTCGAACTGCGACACATTCACGCGGAAGTCCGCCAATTCCGAATTGTCGTATAATATCCACTTGTGAGCTGACTGATACTCCGACTCACCGATAAGGTAATATATAGCCATCTGGAAGTCTATCTTGCTGATTGCGGCTTTCAGCAGGTCGGCAATAGTCGCCGTGCCGGCATTGTCCCCCTGAAGGTCGAAATCGAAGTCCTGGAGGTGGCCGATATTGTCGCGCGCGGTAATGGTCACCGCTCCGCGATAGTCCAGCGATTCCTGCCAGTTGTCGGGCGTGATGAATCCGCTCCACAATAATTGCTGCCCTTGCATGATGATGACCTTATACATTGTGCTGTCAGGCGTGAAGAACTCCTGCCAGTCTCCAGACTTCTCCGTCGCCACGTCCGCTATCTCCGGCGCGTCCACGAGCGTAAAATTCACGATGGTCTTCTGAATCGGAGAGACAGGGTCATCGTCTCCGTCGACCTCTAGCGTCAGCCCTCGCCATGCGCGGATAGTCTTCGCCTCGAACGATTGCGGCAGATCCTTCTGCCATATCTCCAAGGTGAAGGCGTTTGCGCCGGCTTCCTTGCGGCTGGTGAAATTCGCCACATATTTAAGTCCATATTCCGCCATGTCTCTACCTCCCGTAATAACTTCGTGCATTGTCGCCCGATATGAGAATGTCCTTGCCGGAAATCTTGCCCTTCACGTAGACTGTCATTTCCGTGGAAATGTTGCTGTCGGTTGTTGGAGTAGATGATCCTGCCGATGCGGATGATGACGCACCGCCGCCACTGCCGAATGAATTGGAAATTGCCTGTATGCCGCTTGACAGGGCTGCGCCTAGAGCTGTCAGTGCAACACCTGCCGCTATCATTAATTCAGGATTCTTGATGGCTAGCTTCTTGGTAATCAGAATGGCGGTTCCCATTGATACAAGATATTCACCCATCTGCTTCGCCATATCCGCAAACGGTTTGAGGAGCGCCGTGGTAAGCGTACCAGCATCGAGGTCGCTAACGCCTGAGAGAGCGTCTGTAAGCGTTTGGAAACTATCCGAGACGCTCGCTGCAAAAGCATCGCCGAGGTATTCGCCAACAGCAATAGACGCCTTTTCGAGCTGTTCCAGTCCTTCCATTGCCGTGTCGGCTGCATCTTGAGCGATATTCATTGATTCTTGCTCCTGTTGCGCATAATCATATGCTGCGCGTGCTGCCTTCTCGTATGATTCCTGTGCGAGCTCCGCGAATGTCCGCTGCTTCTCCGTCATGTTGCTCAACGCCTCGTCATGTGTCCGCTCGAACTCTTCCAGCGGGTCGGACATCTTCTGGAACTCCTCGTCGGCGGCCATCACTTCCGCTTCTTCCGCGACCTGTGCACGGAAGTCAGCCATGCCGTCCTTTGCTGCGCCCAGCTTCTTGATGATGTCGTCAAGTCCTGTTTTCTCCATCGACTGCGCCGTGCGGTCAGCACGCTTCAGGATGTCGTTCATCTCGTTTGTGGCATTGTAGTATGCCTCCATGGTGTTCACGAGGTTGCCGGAGATGTCGTCGCCAATGCTCTGATAGCCGGCGAAGAAGTCACTATATTCGCGCTTGACCTTGGCTGGATCCGAACCCATCATCTTGATGAGTTCAAGCACCTTGTCGGTGCTGTATTTATCCGGAGAAATGCCGCCGATGGCAAGATATTGCTGTGCCGTCTTGTCCATGACATCCTTAATCCCTTTCACGCGCGGCGCGTAGATGTCCTCTACCTCCTTTCGGTAGTCCTTTGCAGCTGCCTCCCTTTCGGAAGCCGAGAGCGCTGTGTTCATCATCTTGAGGTACAGCTCGTGGAGTTTCGGTCCGCTTTGCGCCATGGTCAGCCGGAAGGCGTACTCAATCTCCGTCATAGCGTCCTTTGCCTCTGACAATGACTTGCCGGCAAGTCCTGCCCGCTTGGAGTTCGGCCCGAAAAGCGTGCCCCATATAGGCCCCATAAAGCCCCTCGCGAGCTGTTGTCCGAGGCTCTCCGTGCCGGAGCCGGCCAGCGAGCGGTTGAGCTCGGCAACTACCGCCTGCCACTTCGTCGTGAGCCTGGTCATTGTCTTGTCCCAAGCGTCGCCAATCGTCTGCGACGACTTGATGAAGTCACCGGCCAATTTTGCGGCAGATATGCCGATAGCTCCCCAGATCGCCTTGGCCGTGACGGACAAGCTCTTTATCTTGTCAGAGAACGACCGCGTCTTGCCTTGAGCCTCGTCCAGCCCTTTCTTGTATTCGTCCGATTTGAGTTTCAACTTGACCCAGAGGTCACCTATCTTTCCCATGTCTTTTTGATGTTATGAAATCTTCCAGCAATCTGTCCAATTCCAGTTGTTCGTTCCGTGATACTTGCCAGTCTCCTTCCTGTGCCCTTGCAGCCTCCGCGTCCTTCTCCCATGAGAACGGCACCCACAGCGACGGCGTGGACGGTTTCTGCTTCACATAAGGATTCATCTGCAAGGCTAGGAACATCTGCCACCTTGCGCGCTCCCATTTCCGCCGCTCGTCCTGTTCCGCCGCCTCACGCAGGAGGATGTACTGCCGCATGCTGACCCATCCCGCTTCTTCCTCACTCTTGCCGCACCTCCCCACCAGAAAAGCCTCAATATCCGCGTAATCCAGCCACACAATGATTTTTTTTTTGCGTCCTGCTTCTTCTTCGCCTCGTCCGTCAGCTCCGCAAGGCTCTTTCCTGAAAGCAGCCGCACGGCCTTTGCGACAATGCGCCCGAACTCGTCCGGATGCTCGGCAGCCCAGACGTGGAAGTCCATGCGCGTGTATTCGAACTCGTCCGCATCCTTGCCGGAGAGCTCCCACCAGTTCAGCGCGCCGCAATACAGCACGTCAGCATACAGCGACATGACGGAAGGGATGTTTTCCCCGTCAGCCTCCAAGGTGACGCCCTGGCGCCCCTTGTAAATAAAAAGGCGCGGCGTAATCAGAACATTAACCGCCACGCCTTTCTTCAGTTCAATGACCAGAACCGCTGCCATGTTATCCCTCCGTTATTGTCGGATAGTGTGTCGGCGCTCCTGTAATTGTCAGGTCCAGCGAACGAGACGCAACCGCGCCGTAGTCGTTGGTGTCCGAAATTCCGGTGATGATGGCCTCGAAGAGGTCGCCCTCCGTAGGTGTCGTAGCGCCGTCTCCTGACAGCTCGCCTATGAAGCCGTACACTGGCTGCCCATTGTGGAGAGAACTGATCATCTTGTGCTGCGGCTCTGTTGACGTGTCGTCAGTGAAGACTGTAACCGAAGCGGTCGCGCCCTTTTTGCCCGAAATGAATTGTGCCCAGTCGTTTGACTTGTCACTCACTTCGATAGATTCTGCCGAGCGGTTGAAGCTGTTGTTCTGCTCGCCCTTCAGCCATGTGAAGGTGCCGCCCGTCTTTCCGGTCGTGAGGTAGAATTTCCTCGCATTTCCCAATTTTGCCATAATTTTATTTAGCTGCTAGATAAAAAGTTAAACTATTAATCACGCGATAGAGGACGGCTTGTGTCTCGCTCATGTCTTCCATCGTCTGTGCGGTGCTTTCGGTCACGCCCAGAATGCGGAAGTTGTCAGTAGTGTCCTCTGCCTCCTTGATGAGGTCCAGATTCCTCTGACTGATTGCCAGCGCCTCGCCGAGGCTCCTGCTCGACATCGAATCAATGGACACGAGTATCTGACGCACTTCACCGCCCTTGTCGATGCCGCTCTGCTCGTTGATTGACGCAATCTCCGCGCGCGGATAGCCGGCGGTGCTGCCGACAAATACGCCCTTGCGCTGCATCGCTCTTGTCAGGTGACGGAAAAGCTCGTCACATGCCTGTATGCTCTTGTTGATGTCTATCATTTGCCCCTGTTGATTATCTTCATTAATGCCGTCTTTATTTCGTTGTATATGACCTTCTGCTGTGATGCGACTGCCGGACCGAAGAACGGCTGCGCCTTCGTGCCCTTCTTCGCGATTTTCCGCGCTATCAAGAAAGCGACGGAGGCCGCCTGCTTCTCCTTGCGGATCCTGAGTTTCTTCCTCACCCATGCCGTCAGTATCTTCGGCGGCGGCATCTTGCCTGCCTTGCGGCCGTTCTCCACGTACTCGGCATAGCCTCTGCCCTGTTCCTCGGAGAAGAAGCCCGCCTGATAGTCGCAGCTGCCCAGCTTCTCCGCGCGTCCGCTGTTGGAAAGCAGTCCGGTGGTGTTCGTTCCGTTCATCCGCAGGTTATGCTGCGCCTCGGATATGATGGACATCGCGCCCTTTGACAGAGCCTCGTCGCACACCCTCCTGACTTCAGCCGTGTGCTTCCCGAATGCCTTTTTCAGCTCCGGAAAATTCTCGACAATGAATCCGTCCTGCTCCATAGCTCTCCGCGTCAGGGGTTGTCGACTTGGTAATATCCTGATATGCGCATTATCCGGTTGCGCATGCCCACGTTTTCCGGCTGCGAGAACACGATGTCGTGGCCTTGCCAGCGTATGCCGTTGAACTTGACCGCCGTCCACCGCATCTCGATGTCCACGCCCACGACGTCAGCCTGCTGGAACGTCATCATTGACTTCGTTGCGCTCATCTGTTCGACCGACGCGAAAACGCGGAGCACCACGCTCGGCTCGCCCAGGCTGGCATGCCCGTATTCGTCCGTGTGCGGTTCAGCAAACAGCAGCTCAATCGGCTGCGTGTATGTCCTCGCGTTTCTCGGTTGTCTTAACATTGCGCAATGATCTTGATCAGTTCGTCAGTCTGCCCGTCGTACAGGGCTGTCGCATATTGGAACACAAGCGGCAAAAGGCGCCCGTATTCGGCCTCTTTCGGCTCGGTGGTATAATTGACCACGAGAGACGGCAAAACGCCCGCAGTGCGCACGTATCTGCCGTCCGTGGTGTAATCTACGCCTGCTCCGTCAGCGGAAGTCACGGACAACACCTCCGCAGGTGTCTGGTAGAGCCGGATGTCGCGTGACGTGTTCCTGTCCACGTGCAGCTCCAGCTCGCACGGCAGGATGCTGACGTCCGCGTGCTCCTGGATTTCCAGGGCAGCAGTAGTAAGCATCTGCTGCAATATTGCGTCCTGCGTATCGTCAACTGCTCCCGCATACCTCTTGAGTTGCGGAAGCAGATATGAGCGCCTGTCGTCTATTACTTTCTTGACTATGAGCATGTGATTTATCCGATTATCTTCCAGAAGCCTTCCTTGACCATATACTTCACGACCGCGTCCACGCGGACCTTGCGCCGTTCTCCTGAAGGAATGCCGTCGTGCGATTTAACCACCTCGCACACGACGACCTCACCTATCTTCGGAACATGCGGCTTTTCCGGCCGTTTGATTTCAGCAGGCATTAGGATGCAGGTGTAATCGCTGCAATCGCGGTGGTTACGTTAGCAACGTAGATGATGCCTTTCTTCTCCGGTGCAGGCACCTTGACTTGGAGCGACTTGCGAAGCCAAACTCTCCAGCCGTCCTTGCCTGCGACTCTTTCGAGTTCCATCTCGTAGTCTCCGCGGTCGATAATCTCGACGCATGAGGTGTCGGCCACGAGGATCTCGGTTGCCGCGAGCTGGTCGGAAGTAATGACGCGGACCTGTCCGAACATTCCGGTCACCTGATTGAAGAGATAGTTTCCGTTCTTGTCCTTCAGGCCGCGAATCTGGGCCTCGATTGCCGTCGGCACGATTGCCACGTTGGCAGAGTAGCCGTTTGCCTTTGCCTGTGCGATAGCGTCGAGAATGACGTCCGCGATGGTCGCATTCTCATACTTTGCGCCGGTAGCTGCGAATGCGGTGCTGCCGGAAGTCTTGAGACCGTACACGTGAAGAGGCTTGCTAACATCCTCTCCGTCTCCTTTCCAGATGAGCTCGTCCGCCTTGCGGAGGATGCGAGCGATTCCGCGAGTACGTGCCCACTGGTAGACGGCATTGAACCAGTCCGCAACCTCGGACGATACCTCGATGAACGAGCCGATCTTGGCAAACTTGCGTGTCTTGCCGGAAACGGCATAGCTGTTAGCTGTGGACGGCTCAGCGAATTCTCCCACGTAGCCAGTCTGGTCAGTGTCAGAACCCTCCAGCCACTCGATAGAGTTGCCTGTTCTGGTGATTCTCGGGAAGGTGGTGAGGAACGCATTGGCGGCCAGCTTGTCAGCGTGGATGTTCGGGTCCAGCTGGACGGCAAGCGATGTGTTGGTGATGTTAGCGGTCGCAAGTTTGAACGAAAGACCGCCGTAAGTTTTGCTCTTGACGAATGTCTCCATTTCCTCCTTGTGCTCATCCATAAATTCACGGAGAACGACGTCGAAGGATTTTTCACCCTTCTCCTTCAGTTTCTTTCCGAGGTCCTCGATAGCCTTCTGCTGTTCCTGGATGGTCTTGTCGAGGTTTTCTGCCTCCTTCTTGCGCTCTTCAAGCGCCTCTTCTGCCTTTGCCAGCTTGGACTCGGTCTCCTCTGCCTTCGCCTTTGCAGCAGCAGCCTCCTTGACTGCATTCTCGGCCTTTGTCTCCGCAGCCTCCATCTTGTCCTGGAGCTCCTGCGCTTTCTTTTCGATTTCTGTCATGTTAGTAGAATTTAATTATAGTTTTGAGATTATTCTCTTTGCGATTTCCTCCTCGACCGCATCGTGGAGTGAGGACAGCTGCGCCTCCGGCATTGCCGCAAGCGAGCCTGCCATGTCTTCCGCCTTCATGTCCGTGATGGTGGCCAGCGGATTGGCCGCACGTGTCACCGGCGATACCTCGACAATGCTGATTTCCTCCAGATAGCGCACATCTTGGCCATCTTCCTTGCCGTAGGTGTAGGTGTCCGCATAGTAGCCGATTGAGAATTCCTTGATGGCTCCAGCCTGCATCAGGATCTGGACGTCCTTGCCCTGCTGTGTCGGCAGGATGTCTGCTTCTATCCAGAGCCCCTTGTCGTCGACGCCCTTCTCGGTGATTACGCCGATTACGTTGTGGATGTCGTGTTGATAACAGAGTGCGCAGCGCTTGCTGTCCTCGGACCTGAGCCACTTGTCGCATGCGCCTGCCTTGATGATGTCGCCGTAGCTGTCGATATTGCCGAACGCAAGGGCGTAGGCACGGATGGAAAGAGTTCCGTCGTCCTTTTTCGATTTCACCTCGATGCCGCCAGCGTGTGATTTATACTGCAATGACATTGTTAATTGATATTTACGCATGAATTTAACCCCGTGAATGGCAGGCGCTTAAATGTGCATATAGTCACGTTTGCGGCACAAAAAAAAGGGAATCCCGAAAAAACGGAATCCCCACAAACTAAAAACAAATTTATGGAATCACATCGGCACGCGCATCACTGCGCATGCGCAATTAATTATTTCTCCAGCTTCTGCGCCCATACTCGTGTCGTGCGGGTACATCAAGTAGCTTCGGCCGACCTTGAACGGCTCGTCCTGTCCTACGACCACGCCGTCCACCTCGATGTGTGTCTCCCTCGAATTGCCCAGTCCGCTGATACTCCATTGCTTGGTGTACTTGACGTCGAGGGTTCGCGCGGCCACGTCTCCCGCCTTGCCGAGCCCTATCATGGCCTCCGTCTGAATTATGCGCCGGACTTGCCACAATGCCAGCTCGTTATATTCCTTGTATACCTCAAGCGTCACTTTCTCTATGCCGGTAACGCCCTCGGCCATCTTTGCCCGCAGAATCTTGATGAGGTCCTCCTTCAGCGTGCCGGACACGGACACTATCAGGTCACCGACACGCTCGTTGGCGTACTGCTCCAGCGAGGACATCCACATGCTCTTCAGCACCTCGCTGTCCTCCGCCTTCTTCCTGTTCATGTCTCGCACCACGCTCTGCGCGTGCGGCAGCCCCACGGAAAGTATCAGGCCTCGCTCTATCTGCTGCAAGTACGGCTCCGAAAGGTTCGTGTCAATGACGCCCGCCCATTCGCTAGGGTCGTAGTCCTGACACAAGCCGAGGACGCGCCGGACTTCCGCGCGCCGCAGACGCTTGAGGCGCGACTCATAGGCCTGTGCGACACGCAAGGCCTTCAGCCGCAGATAGTCAAGATGTCTGCGCATTGCCGGACTTATTCGCCTACGCATTGCCCGCCAGCTCGTTTATGTCAATGTCCGCAGCCTCGTTGCCGAACTGCACGCCGAGAGGAATCATTGGCTTGTCCGCCCAGTCCTCGGGTATCGGTTCGTAGCCCATCACCTCGCGCTTCTCGTTTACCGATGCGTTCATCTTGTCGAGTGCGTCCAGCACGTCTGCCGGCTTCTCCTGAAGGACGTCTATCCTCTGCGTGTCCACCTCCAGAGAGAACTCCTTGGAAAGTCCGCAATAGTTCAGCAGATCCTCAGCGAACTCGTTGGCCATCGGCACCGCGTTCATCTCGAATATTGTCTTCTTTGCCTCCTTCGCGTTCTCGTACTTGCTCTGTCCGTAGTAGAGGTCCACCGGAATGTTGTAAGCGAAACACAGCGCCGTGACGGCTTCCTTGTGGCTCTCCAGAATGGCCAAGTCCACAGGAGCGTTTCCCAGCGTCTTCACGTCGATGGGGAAGCGCAGCACCTTCGTCTTGCCGATGTTGTCGGTTGAGTTGAAGTCTCGTTCCAGCTGGTCTCCTTCAGCCGGTCGCGTGATGCCGGTCAGCTTGTCCTGCGGAGGTGTCACAATGTTCGTGACGCCGCCGTTCTTCAGCGCGATGTCCTCGCGCAAGATGCCGCTCTGCATCATTGACAGGTACTGATACGCGGACGCAAGGCGTGACGTGCCGAATGCGCTCTGGTCGTCAAGGTTGTAGTCGAAGCTCTCGAACACATCCGAGAAACGGATTGTCTGGTCACCGGCCAAGCCTTGCAGCCTCACACCTTCCATGACAGAATCCGGCCCCCATTGCGCGCCGATGCGCCAGGACGGGATAACGTACATTTCCTTGATTGTGCCCAGATTGCGTCCGACGGCCTTCGGAGCATAGACCCAGGCGTCTCCGTACAGCAGCTTGTTGACCGCCCACGCGGTGCCGAACTTGCGGAGGGTGAAGCGGTCGTTAGGCCGCGCCAGCAGGTCAATGAGCCAATGCTTCTGCACCGGCTTGTCGTCTGCCTTGCTCGTCAGCAGCAGGTACTGCATCACTTCGCCGACGTTGCGGGCGATGTAGTTCACCACGCCCTGCACCGGAGCGCTTTGCCTGTAGTATTGCTGAATTTTCATCCGGTCGAGTTCCTGGAACGGAGGCAACTCCAGTCCGCGCGTGCAGGCCGCAATCGCCTTCAGATATTCGTTGTTTGCGTTGTTGCTGATATCGTCATAGAAGCCCTTCATTTCGCTTCTGAGCGACTCTATTTCCTTGGTTGATATTAGACTGAGACCGAACATATATAATTCAATTTTGGCCGAAAATAACCCCGTCGGGGTTATTTGCAAATACGTGCATATACGCACGTTTGCGACACGCCGCCGCTAGCGCTCGCCCAGAAGGTTCGTTTGCCCTAGATATCGGAGCTTCGTGACGCAAGCGTAGTTGATTGCATCCATGAGGTGGTCGTTGCCGTCCTGGGGAATGCTCAGATAACGGCTCCGGTCCTTCGGGTCCGGCTTCCAGGAGTAGCGGTCACTCTCCCACTTGATGTGCTCGCCGACATACTTGACGGAGAAATATTGCAAGTATGATATTCGCCCTTCCTTGTTCCTGTTGTCCGCCGGCATTGCGCAGAGGTTGTTCATGCGGAGCTCGCCGATGTGCTCCGGTCGTGCCGGGTCGCAGTAGATGTCGGCCTCTCGGTCCACGCCAAACTCCTCCATATCCTCGTAGATGATCCGGGCGATATGCCCAGCGAGCAGCTTCGGCTGGTAGCACACCTCGCGCAGGTAGATGGTCTTCGTGTCGATGTCATAGGCACAGCAGACGACCGCCGTCGGGTCGTTGGCGTAGCCCCAGTCGATGCCGTAGAAGCAAGGCAGATTTTTAGGCCAGTCGTTCAGGCTAATCTCCTTCCAGCGCTTGTATATGATGCCTTCTGAAAGCGTGGCCCATTCTCCGAGCCAGATGTTTCGGTACTTTTCCGGCGCTTCCGCTTCCATCTTGCGCGCCTGCTTGATGATTGAAGGATTAAGATTGTGGATATTGTCTAGGTATGTCGTGGAGATGTAGCAGACGTCTCCGATGATGCCATTGAAGCCTTCCGGCACATTCCGGTAGAATCGCTCGTAAATCCAGGAGTGCACGTCCGTAGGGTTGAATGACAGCACCACGGCATTCGGCGCGTCTGGAAGTCTGACAGAGAAGTCTATCGTGTCGAAGAGGACAGGGTCTGTCAACTCTTGAGCCTCGTCGAGCACGAATGTCTTGATGCCCTGCAATGATTTCAATTTCGCGACCTGATTGCCGGAGCTTGCGAGCAGACCCCTGAACAGAATCTTAGCTCCGGTCGATAGATTGACGATATCAGCAGCCTTCACGCGGAAGTGGTTTTCAAGCTCAAGCGCCACGACCTTGTCGCGGAACTCCGGAATTACAGACACCTCCGCAGAGGTCATGGTATATCGAGCGAATAGGATATTATAAGGGTCGCGATAGGTGCTCACGCATTGGGATGTGTTCACGGCATAGGACTTGCCGGATGCGCGTCCTCCCTTGACAAGGAAATAACGCACTTCCGGCATGACTTTGAAAAGCGGCTTGTATTTCGGCGAAAATAGCATTAATACTCTTTGTCGTTTTCTTCTTGTTCTTCTTCCTCTCCGAAATAGATGGCTGGCGGTTGCGCGTCTCGAAGTGTCGCGTCAGCTTCGACCTTCTGCGTGGCCTTGCCGTCCAGCCTGTCGACGATGCTGTCCAATGTCATGCTGCTGCCTTTCTTTATGTCCTTGATGAGTGCGGAAAGATAGCCGACCAGCAACAGCGGAAGCTCCGGATCCTGTAGCATCTCGGACGCCTTGTTCTTGTCCGCCATCAGGATGTTCTCCAGTATCGTGCGGATGTCGTCGTGGCTCAATCCGATGGCCTTCAGCTTCGTCAGGATGTTCGGACGGCGGCCCTTCTTCTTCGGCTGGTTCGTGCTGCTGAAGCGCGTCTCCCTGCCGATGTTGGCGATGTTCTTGTTTCCTGGTCTCCCCATGTCAAATCCTCCCCGATTAATTACCGATAGCGGTTGATGCGTTCTGCTGCATGACGAAGCGGATGCGCTCCGCCGTGTCGAACCTCACGGGGATGCCGTCGGTCACCTTCTTGACTGTCCGCCATGTCAGCCCTGACAGCTTCGCTATCTGATACACAGACAAGCCGCAGCCACGCACCTCACGCGCCAGCTGTCGCAAGCTCTCGTCGCAGTGCTCCATAAACTGCTCTTCAGTTATTGTCCTCTGATTGTCCATATCTCACTCCTTTGCTATGGTTATTATTCCGTCGAAATATTCTTTGTAAAAGTCATAAATTCCTCGGTCAATGGTTATGCATGCCTGCTCGGTCCTTGGATTCGTGTTGATGTTTGCGCTCGACTGAATCCCGAAGGCGAACTTGTCTCCTATGCCCGCATAAATCTTCGAGTGGTTGCGGAACACGGCATATCTGCCAAGCCCTTCATGCCTTGAATACATGCTCTTCAGCATCTCCCACTCAATGATGTAGCTGGTAGGGAAGATTTCGCCGACGTACATGTCCAGATGCTTAATCTTTCCATCATTGACCCATTCCTCAATCTGGAGCAAGTCCTCGCCTGCAAGGCACCATGTCGACGCTAGGCAGTGCTCCAAGTCCTGCTGCCGTAATACACACTTCAAAAAGGAAAGGCTGTCAATGTCTCCTCCTGTCAGGAAGTTGTACGAGTGCCCTTCCGTGAACTTGAACTCTCCGCACAGGTCAAGCAGTTTCATCTCGCTGAAGGCTCGCCGATATTCGTACTTCTGTGATAATTCCAGCAGGGCGGTCCTCCGCCTGTGCGACGTGGATGCCGGCAAGGCTTCCTGCTCTGCCTCCTTTTTCTCTTCTACCCCCCCCCAAGAGGAAAAATCCAAATCCCATAAATTGTCAGCCATGTCTTTTCTTGTCTATTCAATTTTCACGGCATGTTTGCCTGTGAGTTTTTCCCATCTCGCAAGTATGACGTCGCAATAGTGCGGGTCAAATTCCATCAGCCTGGCACGTCTCCCGAGCTGTTCGCAAGCTACCATTGTCGTTCCGGAACCTCCGAACACATCGAGCACAATGTCACCCGCCTTCGTTGCGTCGTTTAGGCAGTTGGCCACCAGCTCGACAGGCTTCATCGTAGGATGAAGATCGCACTTCCTTGGCTTGTCATATTTCCATATTGTCGTGCGATATTGCCCATTCCGATAGTTGTGATGCTTTTTCGTCCATGTGTAGAATATCGGCTCGTGCTGATAGTCGTAATCAAGTCTTCCGAGGCTGAACGTCGCTGAGTTCTTCTCCCAAATTAGCATGTGCCTCACCGGCAACCCAGCGTCTTTCATCATCATCATCATCATCAATCCGAGCTCCCCACCTTGCGGCGATGTCACGAAATAGCAAGCGTCTTCCTTACATGACAACCGCGCATTCGTCATCGCTTTCACGAGTATCGGATACAACTCATCAGCGCTCAAGGTGTCGTTTTCAATGTTCTTGCAACAGCGTCCAGCCTTCTGGACGCTGTTGAGAGCCGCGTTCTTATCTCCGATACTGACGCCATAAGGCGGGTCAGTGAAAACCATGTCGGCTTTGTCTCCGTCCATCAGACTATTTATCGCAGCCTCGTCGGTCGAGTCTCCACACATGAGCCTGTGCTCTCCAAGGATCCAAATGTCACCCTTTGAGCATTTCTTCTCAATTTGAGCCTCCTTTTCATCGAATTCGTCATCATGCGCCTGCCCCATAGAATCGGTTTCGGCCGCATCAGCTGCGGCTGCTCCCCACTCCGGAGGTATCTGCACACCCCAGCCTTCCAAGTCCATGTCGCTCCACTCGTTCGCCAGCGCGTCAAAATCCCAGTCACCCATGGATACGTTGTCCTTCGCCACGATCTCCTTCTTCTTCAGCACCGAGGTTCCCTCCGGCACGACATAGCACGGCACCTCGGACATGCCCAGAGCCTTGCACGCCGCATAGCGCATGTTGCCTCCGAGGCAGACATACTTGCCCTCGTGGTAGTCGACAATGCAGCCGCGCGCCTCCAGCAGCTCCGGAGTCTCCTCGATGGATGCCTTCAGCTTGTCGAGCTGCGCCTTGGTCCACTGCCTAGGGTTTGACGGCAGTCCTGCAATCTGGCCGGTGTTCATCTCTATCAGATCAATGGCTATTCTTTGGTGTCCTGTCTTCATTTTCTGGTCGATTTCTTGGTTAATAATTACAAAGTTAACAAAAAGTAAGTAAAGCAAGTTAATTGAAACTTAACCGCTTACGATAAGATAGTCCTTTATTGTCTCGCGGAACTGGTCGAAAGAACGAATGACCACGTACCTGTACCCTTGCTCCTCGACGCGCTTCTGGTAGTCTTTCTGGCTCTCCTGCTGCCGCCCTGTTCGTGTCTTCAGCTCCAGCAGCAGCGCGTGGTAGCCTTTCGCCGCGACAAGAAGTATCAGGTCGGGGAAGCCTGCCTGCGTGCCCATCTGCTTGAATCTTGCGCCCTCGCGTGCGTCACGCCGTCCTCCGTTGGGAGAGTGGTGAAGCAGCCGCGCGAGCTGCGGGAATTGCAGACGAAACCAACTGACGCACTGCATCTGCAAGTCGTCCTCCGCGTGCCCCTGCCGTTTGCGCGTCTTGCCTGTGACGCCTTGCTGCCACGCCGCAAGAGCTTTCAATGCCTCGTCATAGCTCATACTTCTCCATTTTTTACATTTCAAAAACCACATCCTCGTACTTCCGCGCACCGTTCGCGCGGATATAATGAATCGCGCTGATCATGTCATGATACCTTCTCGACTGGTCCATGTCGCGCCAAATCAGAAACCGCCTGTATTGCGGAACATAGATTGTCTCTCCGTAGCCGTTGACGGCCTTTATAACTCTATATTTCATCATCTTCCAATGCTTTCGAGGGTATTCTGGCCTTCGCAGCCTTCATTGTAGATAATTCTTGCCATAATTCTTTATTTGTCGTTATTTGTCGTTATTTGTCGTTATTAGTCATAATTTCCACGTTGTTTGCAAGTTCAGTATATCCGCCAAGCCGCAAGAGCTGCTGCAACTCGTGCACATAGTAGACGTTTGCGCACGGACCGGTCGAAGTATTCGGCATCCTAATCGCAATGCGGTAGACATATTTTCCGTCAGCCCAGTAGAGGACGTCTTCGTCGAAGTTATTTCTCTTGAAGAACTCATACGTCAGAAGTATTGGATAAGGCTTGAAACTCTTGTCGTCAAACTCCACCACGTCGCCTTCGTTTCCTTCGAAGTCGGCATAGAGGTAGTCATTTCCGACGGCCGTGACCTGCATGTGAAATCCGTGCTTATCGGCTATCCAGTCGCCGACCATTAATTCATTGCATTTCATAATTTTCTATTTATAATCCTCAAAATTCGGAACAGAAGCAAATATCGACCGCATATTGCACCAGCGCTGTAATTTCCGATATATCGGTCTCGCGTGCTGTCTGTCGTAAATCATGACATACGCCCAATATCCGAGCTTCCGCAAGGTGTATATCCTGTCGAGGTCTTGCTCTATTGTAGTATCATAATTGACTATTGTATAAACCACCGCATTGTGGCTGTGAGGTTTGAGACCATATGATTTGGCAAATAGTTGGAATTTCGGCAATATCATTTCTTTGTCCTCATATCTATCCCAAGCGAAGTGTATCTCTTTGATGCGGATTTGTTTCAGCATCTCGATCTTTTCTTCGGTCATTATCCGAATGTCGAGACCTTGATTGAAGTCTACTTTTGCCTTGGAATCAATGAGCTGCTGGAGCAAATCTTTCCAATCCTTACACGAGAGAATGTTAGGATCGCACAGGACTATGTTTTTCTGTCCTCTCCAAAACTCCGAAAGGTCAGCCACTTTCCTTGCGCATCTCCCTTCTTTTTTACCGACAATGCAGAAAGAACATCCTCGCGGGCAGCCTCGCGAAAGGAAACCGAATGCCGTGTCCTTCGTCAATTCCGGATAGAGCGAATAGTCAGGATAGAGGTGCTCGACTTCATCAGGCAACGGCGTGTCCAATTCTTCATGGAACACCTCTTTCCCATCTTTCAGTTCAATACAATATCCAGTTCTGCCACGAATGATCCTGTCCGCGTCAATGCAGTATGGATAGTCGGGAGTGAAAGAAAACACTTTGCTCATATAGACGATGTCGCAATGTCCAGAAAATAAGTCATACCAGATGACTTCATCTCCTTGGCTCTTGTGATAGGCGCTAATCTTCATCAGCGCTATGTTCGGAAAGTTCTTTCCTCCATCAACGTCTATCAATCCGATTTTCATTTTAGTCTTTCAAAATAAAATTTACCATCCCATTTGTTCTCTGTCAGAATCCTATACTTGAGCGCCATGCGCGTGGCGAACGTTCGCTTGTAGTCAAGGTCCTTTGCGATTCTCTGTCGGAACTGCTCAATCTGGTACATCCCCTTGTAGAAGTTGCACATTCGACAAGAAGGGTTGAAGTTCTCGATGCTGTCCTCTCCCACACCACCCAAGTGCCTTTCCGCCGTTGTCTCGTTGTTCCGGCACTTGGGCTTGATGTGGTCAACCTGCATATCCTTGTAGTCAATCTCGCAGCCGCAATAGGCGCAATGCCCGTTGTACTTCGCATAGACCGCGTGGCGGATAAAACTGTTACTAACTTTCATTGTGTTCTTCGAATAATGTTAATTGATCAGGGTCATACATGTCGATATAATGCTGAACCTTTTTAAGGAAAGAGCGCACGCCAGGGCGCTTCGTTTCCGCCCCATCCACACTTGAATTTTTCAGGCGGCTCAAGTCGTCTAGGGCCATTCGCTCGCATTCCCGAAGCGCCGTATATACTGCTTCTCTCTCCGTGTATGCACTATCTCGTGCATAGCAGAAAAATACGCCGTAAGCCTTGGACGATGTATACAGGTCGCAGATCATTCCATGCCCACAAAGACCCGAAGGCATCTCCGCCGTCATTATCGACACCTTGCATCCTCCAAGTTCAATCTTTACAGGAATATGAGGATTAAGGCAGATGTCGTAAACGTTGTATTCGTAGCCTTCGAATTGGAATACCGGTTCCGAATGCGCGTCTGGATGCTTATATAAGTATTCGTGCCATTCATTGGTAGTGAACTTCCTACCGAGACATTTGCAAGAGTGCCGTATATAGGACATGACTATTCCTCCATCATTCTTCTGAATATTTCCCAAGTCTCGCACATAGTATTGAAACATTTGTTAGAGTCTATTTTATGTGGGCATGCATAGCGGCATAAGATAATACAAGCATTATCAATGTCAATGGCTTTCTGCTCTTTTGCTCCACGAATATATGCATCTCTTTTTATTGTCTCTGACGAAAATTCATCAATTTCTTCAGGATGTCCCACATAAGCATCCGCCCTTTCTTCTATTGACATATTATTCGTCTTTTTCGTTTTCTTTAATACTATCCAAATACCTGTTAAGGGCATCTATGGCCTTATCGGGGATTTCCTTGACCTTGGAATCACCTTTGCAATAATCCACAATGACTCCTGCCCCGTAAATGACGTAAGCTTCATTCCTTCCTGGAGTGATAATTCCTCCTAAACCCCAAACAATAAGACTGATTATAGTTAATTTTATATGCTTCCTGAGTTTTGCATATTCACTTTCATTATCAATAAGAAAATATAGTGTGAAAAGAACCACACCTTCACCAACACTAATTCCAAACATAACCCAAAACAGGGTATTCAGTTTGCCAATAACACTAATCCAATATAATTCATTCATAATTTATTACTCCCATTCGATTTTTATTATAGCCACAACGTTATCATCCTTTTGTTTCTCCACTTCTTCCTTCGTGGCAAAAATTCTATTACAAACAAAAGTGTTACATCTACTATTGCCATAGTACACTTTTATCCATCCCTCTTTCTTTTCTGGCGCGAAGAATAAATCACAAACAGATTCACACCATTCGTAAGGGGTCCCTCTCAGAGTATATGATACCAGTAATTCGGAATCGTCATTCTCAATTAAAGCTATCAAGGGAAAATCCCTTTTCGCGTCAGTGCAAATAATCCTCGCGATTCTGCCGTCCCTCGTGACAATCGGTCTGGTTGGATTCTTGAGGTATTCTGCCAAACTGAATTGTTCCATAACTATTCCTCCTCCTTGTATTCGTCCGTCGTACCCAAAAGTTTCCACGTGTGCTCGTTGAGAGGAATGCACTGCTCGTATTCACTGCCAAGACATTCATACGAATAACATGCATTTTCTTCATAATTTTGAAAAATGTCAAACTTCCATGATGTGTCCGAATCTCTCACCAACACCTTGTCCCCTTCCTTAAACGGGCACTTTTTCTTCTTCTCTTCCATTTCCTGTGCGTGTATGAGTTCCTGCTCGTAGTCCGTAAGGACGAGTTTGTTGTACCTTGTTAAATCATCGACCGACGTTAGAATCGTAATTGGGACTTCTGCATCCCTGACAAGGACAATCGCATTGCCTAACATAGCATTGATTGTGTTAATCTTATTGCATGTCTTGCCGATTACTTTATCTCCCACTTTCCAGTCGGTGTAAGTCTCTGGATCGCGCGGGACTATCGAAAGTTCACTATCCTCTGCGAAGCTGTTGAATGCAGCGGATTCTACGGATTTCCAGAAACGCGGCATCTGCATCATTGCGTTGACATCCCATAATTTGTCGTGTAGATAAAGGTAGCCGTCCCCTTTGGGCGAGACTTTGATAAATCCCGAAAGGCCGCTTGCAAGCTTGAAATTCAAGTTATTGCATTTCGTTAAATCGTATTTCATAATTTTCTAATCTTTTTCGTTGATTTCCTTAATTGTAAACCAGTCTATGTCGTGTTCGCGCAACCCGAACCACTCTATCACGTCCTCTTTGGTTGCGTCCGGCTTGTCGTAGGTCCTGGTCATAACCCTTCCGTGTTCCGAGAATGTAGCCTCAAACTTCATGACTACCTCCCTGTTGAACCATAGCCGCCTGTTCCCCTGTCGCTCTCGGAAAGGCTGTCAGCCTCCTCGAACTCAATCTCCGGATAAGGAATGATTATCATCTGCGCGATTCGGTCACCCTCCTGATAATGGGCGAAGGCGCTCTGCCGTGTGTCCGTAATGTTGAATTTCGTCGTCACTTCACCTCGGTAGCAGCTGTCCACGACACCGACCGAGTTGGCCATCATGAGGGGCTTGTTGCTCACCGAACTGCGTGGGAATATAAGCCCCACATATCCTTCGGGAATCTCGAAAGCCAGTCCCGTATGGCAGACTATCTGCCGCTTCGTCCAGTCAATTTCCTTGCTTGTGCAGTACAGGTCGAAGCCTGCATCTGTCGCGTGCGCCTTTGTCGGCATCATAGCGCTGTCATTTAGTTTCTTTATTCTTACTTTCATTTTCGTTACTCCTTAAAATCAAACCTCGCAATGTCCTCGTCGGAGAACCGTGTGCCTTTCTTCAGTCGTTGCAGCGACCGGAAGACCTTTTCCATGCCGCCGTCAACTTCTCCCCTGTCCACGCACAGCATCAAAAGCTGAATGACCTCCGCGGAGCTGTGGTTGAAGTCGTCGTATGCCTTCACGCCGTAGCTGCCGAACGTGCAGTCCTCGATATAGGGCTTCAGGTCCCGCTCAAACCAATACTCCGCAGCCTTTGTCTTCTCCGCGTAGTTCTTCATGCCGCAGATTATGTTCCCCTCTCCGCCGCTCGTTTTTGCGTTCACGCCTTCTGCCTTGAGCTCCGCGCGAATCATCACGTCAATCTGCGCAGCCAGAAGAGACAGGGCATTGGACATCAGAAGGCCGACCTTGACCAATTCGGGAATCTTCGATACGGCGACGCGCTTCCATGCCCTGTCTCGCAGTTCGTGCCTGAAAGCCTTGATATTCTCCGCCGCTTTCGCTTTCGATATTGTTTTCTTTTTCTCAATCATTTCTATTTCGCACATAAGTGCCCGTATTTGGATTATTTTTCTTTTGACGGTCAACTATGCCACCGATGGTGCGTTCTTTCATTGTGGCGGACTTCTGAGCCCTTCTCGCGCCTTTCTTTAACGTTAGCGATATGCGGTCTACGAGATTCGTCATCCTGTTGTCTCTGATACCCAGGCGTCGGATCCTCTCGATGCACCTCCGCATCTCTTGGTGCTCCCTTGCCGTCAGCACCGCCGGCGGCAAAGTGTCAGAACGGCAAGTCATCTTTCGGATCGTCATATACCGGAGCCGCAGGCATTGTCATGCCATATGCCGGAACCTGTGGAACTGCCGGCTGATATGCCGGCTGCGGCGATACCCATTGCCCAGCAGCCGGAGCTGCCTGCCTCTCGCCGTCAGACTTGTTGCCCAGCATCTGGATGTTGTCCGCCACTATTTCCGTTCGGTAGGCCGTCTTGCCGTTCGATTCCCAGCTTCTGGTCCGCAGCCTACCCTCCACGTAGAGCGGCATGCCTTTGCGTATGTACTTTTCCGTCACGTCCGCCAGACCGCGCCACGCCACGATATTGTGCCATTCGGTCAATTCCTTGACCTCTCCGTCCTTTGACTTCATCCGCTCGGTGGTTGCCAGTGAGAACTGCGCCACCTTCGGATGCTCCGGAGTCTCAAGATACCTCACGTCCGGCTCCTTTCCCACGTAGCCGATGAGTATTGCCTTGTTTAGTGTTGCCATAATTTTGTTTTTTAATGTTTTAATTGTCAATCATATACAGGGAATTGCACCGGCTTGTTTTTGTTGCCGTGTAGCCATTTCCCGAGAATTATCTCCCTGGCCGCCGCGTTGGACGAATCTATGAGCCACTGCTTCACCTCCCTTGTAACCTCGATTGATGTGCAGACGCTCCTGCTCTCCATGTGCACGGCCACGCCGTCCTCGTACATCTGCCGTCGGATGTTGTCAGGCGCCTGTTCTGCGAGCTCTGACCATATCTCGGCGAACCTCGGCGGGAATCTTGCCCCCTCCTTTTTCGGTTTCCAGATTCTGGCCTTCGCCAGCCTTTTCGCATCGCTGTCCAGAAGGTCTCCCTTCTCCAGCGCCCAGCCTGATGCTTCGTAATAGTCGATGAACCTCTGCGTCTCTGCTGCCGGCTGGAAAATATTCGCTTTCCAAAAAGTCGGGAAGAAGAAATCGAAATCTGTGTGTGGTGCTGGTGGTGTGCTCGCGCGCGCCTGCGCGCTATTAACACACACACTATGTGTTACATAATCATAATCATTATCATAATCAGCTTCGTTTGCTTCCTCTTGTTGGCTTTGCTTGGCGTTGCCAGCATTTGCTTGTTTTGCTTGGCTTTGCTTGGCGTTGCCAGCATTTGCTTGTTTTGCCGCCGCACCCTTCTTGCCGTTCTCGCTTCGATTTGCAACCATGTCCTGATAGCGCTGGAAATCCCTGTCCAGGTCTCTCTTCACAAACTCGAAGGCTACTTTTGCCAAAGGTTTCAGTTCAGGGGTGACCCCCGTGCGAGCATACCCAATAATGCCGCCGCGCACCTCCTCCCTGACCTCCTCTGGCAAGTTGTCCATTACTTCCTCCCAGCTGAGATGATAGACGAATGAATCTCTCTTGCTTGTTGTCATGATCTAGCGAATTGTCAACGTGTCCGTCTTCGTTCTGGTTATACCCAGCGGCAGCACGTCGTTGCCCTTAATTGCCTCGGCTATGCCGGTCTTGCTGACTTTCAGTTCGACGGAAACGTAATCCGGCAACTCCTCGGAAAGCCTCATTACCTTCTCCCTGTAAGGTGCAAGAATCTCCTCCTCGTTCACCTCGATGCCGTCGCGTTCCGTCAGCGTAGCCGTGTAGACGTCACCCTTGATTTTCCGTAGCCCAAAGGCGCCCATAGTCAACTTCACATACTCTCGCACTCTCTTGTTCGCATTCTCGACTGCCTTCTTCTTGTTCTGAAGCGACTTGATTGTCTGCTGAAGTTGGTCCGCGCGCGCCTCCAGGAAATCCAGATAGCCCTTGTATGCGTCCACCTTGCGCGGAATCTCGACCTCAGTCGTGGCCAGTGCCTGTTCAATTTCCGGAGTGAGTTCTCCGCCGCTGTCTTCCAACTCAAGCTCCGTCCTGAAGGCCAGCGCTTGAAGGTCATAAAGAGACATGCTCTTTGTTGTTGAGTCTTGTGTCATAATGCTTTTATTAAGAATTTGGTTTATAGTCTCGTTGTGCCTGCTCCAGCATTGCCAGCGCCTCGCCGGAAAAGACCATACCGCTCTTGAGCGCCTTGTCGATAGTGTCGAGCTGCCCCTTGTTGATTCTGGCGATCAGCTTCATGTATGTGTCGTCGCCAGCTTGTACCACTTTCACTTGTATCGGTTGCTGTTTGCCTCGCGACGGAGCAGGAACTGGTGCTGGTGCCTGTGGAATGGCCGGAGCCGGCTGCGGCCGTGGTGCCGGTCCTGGTGTCGGCGACATCTGAACGTTCGCCGGCATGGCTTCCTTGATAGGCAAAGCGTCGACATCGTCCTCGTCCGTGGCGATGTGGAAGAACTTGAGCAGGAAGTACCTTTCGCCGTATGTCAGCGCGCTGCCCAGGCCTTTATCCCATCCGTTCTGCCCAAATGCGATAAATTCGTTCTCGTCACGCTCGCCGGTTTCGACGTCTATCCAGGTGAAGCGCATCTTCAACGCTGTGAACATCTCTGACTTGTGTCCGTAGGCCGTTGCATAATCTATCCGCTCGTGCGACTCTTCTACAATCTCCTGCTTCAGGATAATCCCCAGCTCGTCCATTTTCGGGCGCAGATACCCCAGCAGTTTAGATCCAGAAACGTACTTATATGAGTTTCTGTCGCCACCTCCGTTAGCGTTGGGAAGCAGAGCCCTGACTGTCCTCTGAAGCTCCAGAATCTTCCGGTAGACTCCATTTTGCGTCTTTGTGTTTGTCTTGTTCTCCATACATTTGTTTTTGTTTATTGTTTGAGCCCCTGAAAGGTGTCACCCCCGCAAGGGCTTGACGGATCCGCCGGCTAAAAAACTGATGCTAAAACCATTATAACCACAATATTACACACTTGCCCAGCGCTCCGTGCCCGCGCATCGCTGCGAAGGACTTTGTTATTATGTCAACAATGATAATTTTCCGTTGTCTCGTCATTGCAGGCAGTAGCGATGCATTCGTTCACGAGCATCCTCCTGCTGTTAGGCAGCGCCACGATCATGTAGCCGAGCCCCAGCGTGTCGTAACATACGACCCTGCCGCTAGCCGTGCCGTTGGCCGTATTCCAGACGACCTTGTCGTTAATCTCGAACTTGTGCATGTGACCTCCTTCATTGTAGCCCTGCCCTGGACATTTCTCGATGGTACTGGTGACGCATCATGCCGCCGGCGATGTCTCGCGCCTCCTCGGTGTCGAAAGAGGCCAAAAATGCCTCGTCGAAATCCGCTACCTGCATGTGTCTTGCTTCTGCAAGTCTCCGTACGTCCGCCGCTGTTATCTTCCCGTCCATGGTTCAGTTCTTTTCCTTCATTATCAGCCGCGCTTGTTCCCTTTCCGCTGCCTTCAGGCAGTCAAGCTGGTGGCGGCTGTAGACCTTCTTGTTACCTATCCTCGCAAACACCGCAAGCCCTGCGTCTCTCATCCGGTTGAGCCAGCGGGTGCCGTAGGCCTTTTGAGCCTCGTTTTCGCTGAGCTCGTCGTCGACCGGCTTCATTTTCTTGATGATAGCGCCGGCGATGAGTTCGCTCACCTGTGCGTAATCGCGCGATAATACCTCTATGCTGCTCATGATATACGTGTTACTTGATATTTGCCGCTGGGCAATGTCTTTACGCTGTAGCGCACACGCTTGTTGTCCATCCTCAATTTCGAGCACGCGCACAGCAGCGACGTGTACTTGATTTGTTCAGGCTTAAAGACGAATATCTCGCCGACGCCCAAAGTCTTGATTGTTCCTAATACGCTGATTTTCCCTTCCATTTTCTTTCTCTTTTTGTTTCAATTATCAGAGGAAGACGGAGGTCTCGAACCTCCCACGCTGCCGGTCTGTTTTCGCTGTCAGCCGTCGAGCGCCACGCCACCCGTGGAAGTCTCCCTGCCAACCCTGTAAAGGCCTATCCAGTGCCAGTCAGGGCAGCGTCCGTTCTGCGGATCGCCGGAGTTTTTATGTTTTTGGCTTAACCCACGCATCCCTGCGTCTTTGCCGGCGGGCATGGATTCGAACCATGCTGCAATCCCAGGCTTTCCCCGACTGCGAGGCTTTTAATGCTTTGTCGAGTATATCGCTACGCGGTGCGCCACAATCCGCGGTTTACCGCCGTTGTCCGCCTGCACGTGCCTGCTATATGAGTGCAGGCGGTTGAGTTATGTTAGAGTAACCCTCACTTGCCCTCGCGGGTTCGTTTTGAGTCATTGTCGTCTATCGTCGCCGCTGTCCATATCCCGACACATACTGCGCATGCAAGGAATCTGGCCATGCCGCAGTGGTAGTTTCCGAAGAACAGGTAGCCGGCGCCGGCCGCCAGAATCACCCAGCCGATGGCGTGACGTGCTATCCTGTCAATATCCCTTTCACGTCTAGTTTTCATTGTTCACCTCCTCCTGTGTTGTTATGTTATAGATAGCGTTCAGTTCGTCGTTTATTTCGTGCTGCCGCTCGTTGAGCGCGTCAACTATATCCCAATCCTCGACCTTGCGCGCTTCCTGAATCTTTGTCCTATTAGCGTTGAATTCAGTCATCAGTTTCTTAATCGTTGATTCTAATTCATCGTGTGTCATATTGCTTGTTTTTTATTTACTTTTTGTTACCTTTGCCCGTTGTGGGTTGGTTTGTTGATGCAAAGGTAAGTAATGTAACTTACATTTGCAAGTAAGAACTTACATTTTTTTTGAAATTTTTTTTACTTTATTTATAAATGGTTGATTTACATGCTTTTAGAAAAGCAAATAAATTAAAACAAGAAGACCTAGCGAAGTATTTGAACACGACTCGCGCCTTTATATCAATGGTTGAAACTGGTGCGAGTAAGTTGCCTCCAGAAAAGTTAAGCTTACTTCTTAATAATACGCAGGGATGGGAAACGAAGATGCTTGTCGATAACGGCGGCATTTACGCAGGTAATAACAACGCCGGCGATGTGAATGTCCAGATAGGTCAGAACAGGGCGAACAATCGTCAGAAAGATGGTAACTCGGCTACGCAGATAGCGGTGCTAGAGAAGGAAGTTGAAATGCTACGAGAGCAGCTCGCTTTTGTAAAATCCCTTCTGAATCCACCGAAAGAATAACACTAAAATCTTTAATTATGGACGAATCAGATCATGACCAAGACACGAAGTCTGGTAACAAGCGCAACGCACATCGTAGTAGCGCATTATGCGACGAAACTGTAGTGAAAATCTTTAGCGACATGCTGGAGCGGTCGGAAGCTAGAATCGACAGGACCAGTAATATCATAGAAGAACTTACTAAAGCCTGCAAGTCGGTGGAGATAGCATACACCTCACACGTCAGTTCTTTGCAGTCTTCGCGCGACACGTCACAGAAGAACAACGCTAAACTCATTTTACTGCTCGACCGATTGACGAGCTCGTTTGAAAAGGAAAGAGAGGACAAACAGCATCGAATCGAGATGCTGGAGGCTGACAAGCTCGCACTGAAGGAGCAGCTCCACAGCGCGACCGACAAGTACTGGAAATTACAGGAAGACTACCGCCGGCTGGCGGAGAGCATAACCACTCGCGGAACTTATACTATCGGCTGTAATAACGGTGGATCTGTTAATTCTAAATTGAATATCACTACTGTCCCGTTTAAACTAATTAATACTGAATAAGTTAGGATATTCGTCAGT